CTTTTGATATATCCAAATATCATAACTTTCAGCTAACGAAGAAGATTCAGTTAAACTCCGCTTATGGTGCGATGGGCAATCAGTATTTTCGATTTTATGATATTCGATTGGCTGAAGCTGTTACTTTATCTGGACAATTAGTTATTCAATGGATAGCAAAAGATGTAAACTTTTATCTGAACAGATTGTTAAAAACTGATAGCATCGAGTATGTGTTTTACATAGATACAGATTCAATTTATGTATGCTTAGAGAACTTGGTTGATAAGATTTATCCAAACTCTTCTTTAGTTGAAAAGCAAAAGATAGTCTCAGCACTGGACAAATTTTGTGAAGATAAGATTCAATCTGTTATTGATGAAAGTTGCAAAAGACTTAAACAGTATCTTAACTGTAGAAGTCAAAAGATGCAGATGAAGAGAGAAGCTATAGCAGATAGAGGAATATGGACAGCCAAGAAGAGATACATATTGAACGTGTATGATAATGAAGGTGTTAGATATGAGCCATCTCTACTAAAGATTCAAGGAATTGAAGCTATAAAATCCTCAACGCCAGAAGTTTGTAGATCTAAGATTTCTGAAGCGATAAAGATAATGCTAAATGGTACAGAGCTGGACTTACAGAAGTTTGTAAAAATCTTCAGAGAAGAGTTTGAGACTCTCAATCCAGAAGATATTGCATTTCCTAGAGGGTGTAATGGAATATCTAAGTATTCAGACTATACTACAATATACAAGTCTGGCACTCCAGCTCACACTAAAGGTGCAATAATATATAATAGACTGTTAGTAGAACACGATTTGACAAAAAGATATGAGTCAATTCAAGACGGAGATAAAATAAAGTTTATATACTTGAGAGAGCCTAACCCAGCTAGAGACAGTGTTATAAGTGTATTAGATGTTCTACCTAAAGAGTTGAATTTACACAAGTATATTAACTATGAAACACAGTTTGAGAAGTCATTCTTAGATCCGTTAAAGTACATATTAGATGCTATACAGTGGAAAGCAAAAAAGACAGCTAGTTTTGCCGATCTGTAATTATTTGTTTGACATTGTATTTTTTGTGTTGTATAATATTACTATAACTTAGTTGATAAACAAACTATGGAGAAAAAAATGAAAATTGCTACTAAAAGGTTAATCGTTGTATGTCTTGTTGTTTGTGGTTTTGTGGCAGGATGTACTGGTATGGAAGTCGGAGCTAAACTTGGCGTATATCGTGTTGATGAGCGACAAGAATCACAAAGAACTTATAGTGTTCCTTTGAAGTGTTATCTTTGGGAAGATTGTAGTGGTTCTTCTATTCAACATGATTTGAAGTAGATGAGCAAAAACAAAAAACAGGAGAAAAACATGCTTAAAAAAGTAAAAGAAGACTTGTTTACAATTCCAGGAATCTTGACTACTTTGATTCACGTTTGTTTCGCAGTTGGATTAATCACTAGCTTAATTCTGTTTCAGACAGAAGTTATGGGAATAGATCCAACAAGAACTATTGCTACTATCCGAAATAGATAATGAGTGGCAGTAAATCTGGCAACGAGGGTGTTTTTCTTATAGCTCTCGTTGCCTTAATACTTTTTATAGCAAACAGTATTAAAGTTGATAAAGACTTTTCTGTTACTACTAATAGTATGAAATACAAAATCGCTAGATTCTACGGCTCTAATACGCATCAGCCGTCTAAAGATGTTCTTGATAGAGAAGCGGAAAGAATAGCTATATCATATGGTTTAGATTCCAATCTTTTTAGAGCATTAATTAGAGTAGAGTCTGACATAGATCCACTTGCAGTTTCTTCTGCTGGAGCAAGAGGAATTGCACAAATAATGCCATTTAATACAAAGAGATGTGGCTTGTCTCATCCAGATGAGTTGTTTGATGCAATAAACAATTTAAACTGTGGCGCACAAATACTTTCAGAAGAACTAGAGCAACATGGTGATATATATAAAGCATTGACTGTATATAACTGTGGAAAAGTTAGTTGTAAAGCTGGAAAACGCTATGCAAGCAAAGTCATAAAACTATCTAAACAATTACTTTAATTTTTATATGGAACTATATAATGAAACAAAAACTTATTCAATTAGTGATGGATTATGCGCCAGGGGACCTTGCTTGTTCAGAGGTAGTATCATCTTTATCATCTGAAATTTTTTCAGTAGATCAAATTTACAATATAAATGTTACATCAGTTAATAGTTTTGATACTATTTCTACTGGATTCATCACATCTCAATTAGCACATAACACAATAAGCCCAGAGAATACTATTGTGTATTCTAATTGTGCGCCCAGAAAAGATTTAGCTATTGCTAGAGTTAATAATGAGGGAGAAGGACTTCTTTACGGTAAACTAAAAAACCGAAACGTGGTTTTTGTAGTAAACTCTGGTTATTCTTTATCATTTGTTAAAGAATCTATAGAGGAATTATATTCTCTTAAAGTATCGCCTGCTGGTTCGCAGTTTCGTTCAAGAGATAATTTTCCTAAAGTTATTGGAGACTATCTCAAAGGCGTTAATGTTTTTGAGCAAGAGCTGAGTGTTGATGTTATACCTGATTATCCCAAATCTTGTATTGGATATATTGATTCTTTTGGAAACTTAAAGACCACTATTCGTGATGGTGATGATATAGTATCACAAATAAAAGCTGGTCAAAGATTGTCAATTACTATAAATGATGTTACAATGCTTGCAACAGCTTCTACTGGAAGTTTCAATGTTCAAGAAGGAGATATTTCTTTTTCGCCTGGCTCTAGTGGTGGTGATAGAAAGTTTTGGGAAATATTTCAGCGTGGTGCATCTGCTTGGAGAACATATAAAAAGCCAAGAGCTGGATCCACAATTATGATAAACTTTTAATGATTAAATGATATTATGTGCGAGTCAAAGATAAAAGCGTGTGAATATGCTAAAAAGTTGCGTGATAATAATTCCATAACTCAAGAGCAGTTTGATATTATATGTGAAGCGTTTGAGTGTGGATATAATTCCGCTGAAGAGAAAATATCAAATTCATCTGAATCTGAAAACGTGTATTTTATTAAAAATAAGTAGATATGTTTATTTATGAGCAACTCTGTTTTATTGGGAGATTGTTTGAGTATACTGCCGACAATACCTGACTCTAGCGTTGATTTTATACTAACAGATCCGCCGTACGGAATGACTGCACCAAAATGGGATTCTGTTGTTTCTTTTGATTCTTTGTGGTCACAGTTCGATAGAATACTCACAGAAAATTCTTGTGTGGCCATTTTTGGCAGTCAACCATTTACCACACAAGTCATAACATCAAACATAAAACAGTTTCGCTATTGTTGGTATTGGATAAAGAATCAAGGCACAAACTTCTTTCATGCAAAAAGAATGCCTATACGAAAAGTTGAAGAGATATGTATTTTTGGTGGGAAGAAATACTACCCACAAATTACAGATGGTCATGTACCGACAAACTCAGCTAAAGGTTGTTCTAATGGATCTGCTTATCATGGTGACAAGAGGCGTAACTATGAGGGAGGAAAAACTACTCGATTTCCAAACAATGTATTGCAATTTAATTGCGTAGATAATTACTCACGAGTTCACTCAAGCCAGAAACCAGTTGAGTTGTTGGAGTATTTGATCAAGACGTACACCACTGAAGGGCAAGTTGTTTTGGATTGTTTTGCTGGAAGTGGATCAACCCTTGTGGCATCAAAAAATTTAAATCGAAAATTTATTGGAATAGAAAAAGAGCCAAAGTATTTTGATGTAATTAAAGCTAGACTAAACACCCTTGATTGTGCTAATATACAATATAAGATTTTATAGGAGAAATTATGGCAAAAAATAACCCCTTTAATGATGTTCTCAAAGTATTAGAAAATGAATATGCCGCAGTAGCAGATGATGGAACCTCTGCTGATGTTGTTGGGTTCATTGACACTGGCTCTTATGCATTAAACGCTCTTTATTCTGGTAGCATCTATAAGGGTATGCCAGCTAATAAGATTAATGCTCTTGCTGGTGAAGAAGCCACAGGCAAAACTTTCTTCGCTTTAGGAATCATTAAAAACTTTCTTGACACCAACGAGAAAGCACTTAGTATAATATTTGAATCTGAAGGTTCAATCACTAAAGAGATTCTTGAGAGTCGAGGTGTTGATACTAAGCGGGTTCTGATTGTTCCAGTTGAGACTGTTCAGCAATTTAAGACTCAAGCAATTAGAGTTGTTGAAAATCATCTATCCACTTCAGAGAGTGATAGAAGACCATTAATTATGGTTCTAGATTCTCTTGGTATGTTGTCTACTACTAAAGAGATGACAGATTCAAACTCAGGAAAAGAAGTTAAAGATATGACTCGAACTGCCGAGATAAAAGCGGCATTTCGTGTACTTACTTTGAAGTTAAGTAAAGCTAAGATACCTTTGATTGTTACTAATCATGTATATCAAACTATGGGAATGTTTCCGACCAAGGAAGTTTCTGGGGGTTCTGGTCTCAAGTATTCAGCAAACAATATCATAGCACTATCCAAATCTAAGAATAAAGATTCTGACGGAACTGTAACTGGAATTATCATAAGATGTAAAAATATAAAGTCCAGACTTACTAGAGAGAATACAGAAGCTAGTGTAATGCTATCTTATGATAAAGGCTTGGATAGATATTATGGCTTAATAGATCTTGCAGTAGATTATGGAATCTTCAAAAAAGTATCAACTAAAATTGAAGTTGCTGATGGAACAACTCATTTTGCCAAACATATAATGAATAATCCAGAAAAATACTTTACTGATGAAGTGTTGAATAAGCTAGATGAAGCGGCTCAAAAAGAGTATTGCTACGGCTCGGTGATTGAAACTGAAGATGTTTTAGAAGAGATTTTGAATGACTAATATAGATGAAAAGAATATAGAAGATTATTATCGAATAGTGTTTGATGATTCAGATAAATCTAAATGGTTTGTTGAGCTTCTCAAACCTTGTGAACCATTTCATGAAATACTATACTCATATGGTGAATTTAGTATCTCCAATTTAGAAAGTCTCAAATCTGAAGATGAGGATGTTATTCCAAAATTCAAATATGAGATTGATATTTTATATGTTCCAGATAGATTGAAAGGTGTTGAATTGCCAGATGAGAAAGAAATCGAGATGGAAAACTTGATTGGTTGCATACTTCTTGATATAATAGGTAAAAATGCTGATAAAGCTACAAACAGAGACGGAAAAATTTACCTAGAATTATCAAGAGAATAAAAGTATGAATGATAGAATTGAAGTTACTATACTCAGTAATATTTTACATGACGAATCTTATGCAAGAAAAGTATTGCCTTTTATTCAGTCTTCCTATTTTAATGAACAGCACGAGAAAGTTCTCTATGAAAAAATATTTGATTTCATACAGAAGTATGACTCTTTGCCCACAAAAGAGTCTTTGCTAATAACTCTATCTAATGATTCTACATTAAGTGATCATGTGGAATCTTCTGCTAAAAGTTTAATTGAGAGTCTAAGTGAATCTTCAGTTGATCAAAAATGGTTAGTAGACAATACAGAAAGCTGGTGCAAAGATAGAGCTATCTATCTAGCTTTAATGAACAGCATTAAAATTGCTGATGATAAGAAAGGAAAGTTTAGTAGAGGAAATATTCCCAAACTTCTTACTGATGCTTTATCTGTATCTTTTGATCCTAATGTTGGACATAGTTACTTAGATGATACAGACTTGCGATATGAGTTCTATCATAGAGTTGAAGAAAAGCTACCTTTTGATTTAGAGTGCATGAACACAATAACTAAAGGTGGAATTCCAAGAAAGACTTTGAATGTATTCCTTGCGGGAACTGCGGTGGGAAAATCTCTTGCGTTATGTCACTTGGCAGCAAGTTATTTCATGCAAGGTAAAAATGTTCTCTATATAACATTAGAGATGTCCGAAGCTAGAATAGCAGAAAGAATTGATGCAAATTTGCTTAATGTGCCTATACAAGATTTGCAGAATCTCTCAAAAGATATGTATGATAAGAAGATACAGAATCTTAAAACAAAATCTGTGGGTAGACTTATTGTTAAAGAGTATCCAACAGCATCGGCTTCAGTTACTCATTTTAGAGCTTTGTTGAATGAG